TCGCTGGCCGCTGCTGGCGTGCTGGAGTTCCAGAGCGACGTGGCTGGCGGCAACCTGCTGTCCGACACCTTCGGCTACGTCACGACCCCTGCGGTCGCGGCGCTGCTGATGGCTCGCCCGGAACTGCCGTCGACTGGCACCACCCGGCTGTGGCAGGGCAACATGCGCGAAGGCACGCTGTTCAACATGCGTGCGATGTCGTCCAACCAGATGTCGTCCGCGACGATGCTGGCCGGCGACTTCTCGCAGGTCGTGATCGGCGAATGGGGCGTCCTCGAGATCGAGGTCAACCCCTACGCGAACTTCCAAGCCGGCATCGTCGGTGTTCGCGCGCTGGTGTCAATCGACGTGGGGGTTCGCTACGGCGGCGCCTTCTCGTACGCCTCGTCCATCACCTGAAGAAAGGACGGGCGACGTGCTCACTGCCGCAGGTTCATCGCTGGTCAGTGGTTCGTCGCCCGATTCCAACATGGACACACCCGCCAAGACTGTAGACGTGAAGGTGCTGCGCGCCTTCCTGATCAAGTCCAAACGCCAAGAGGTCGGCTCCGTCATCAAAGGGATGGATCGTCGCTTGGCTGTCGAGCTCGCTTCGGCCAACAAGGCCGAGCTGCTCCAACCCGAGGCCCTCGCTGCTGCCGCAGTCGCCGACCTCAAGCCCGCGCCTGCACCAAAGGCTCCGGCGAAGAAGGAGGCCTGACATGCTCGGCAACGAAGCTCAAGCGGCATCAAGCGTCAAGTTGCTTGACCCCGTCTCGGCGGCGAACACGGCTGCCGCGACTTCTGGCTGGATTGATGCTCGCTCCGCAGAGGGCGACATCATGTTCCACAACCAGGTAGGCGCCCTGACTGGTTCGATCACCTGGACCATCGAACATGCCAGCGATGGCAGCGGCACTGGCGCTGCAGCGATCACGCCGAACGAAGGAGCGTATGCGGCTGGCGCCGCGAACCAGCTCCAGAAGCGAACGGTCAGTGCGAACGCGATCCTGGGCTACGTCCGTTGCGTCGGAACGATCGTGACCGGCCCTGCGTTGGTGGCCGCGGCGATTTCGTACCGGCCGAAAGTGCCGTCGAACTGGCTCTGACATGGCCTTCGTCGAAGACCTCACTGTGTTCTGCGCCGATTTCGGCATTGCCGCGACCCTTGCTGGGGTTGCGGTGACTGCCATCGTCGACACGCAGAGCCTGATCGAGGTCGACGGCGTGATCACGCAGCAACCTTCTGCCTTGGTTGTCTCCTCCGCAGCCACTTCGGCTGTTCCGGGGCAAGTCTTCGTGGCTTCCTCGGTTTCTTACACCGTGCGCCAGGTGATGAAGGAGCCGCCAGACGGTGCCTTCACGCGCCTGGTGCTGGCGAGGGTCTGAATGGCTCTCGCCGCTGCTCAAGTCGTTGATGCCGTGCAGGCGCTGCTCGCTCCTGTTGGGCTGACGGGCGGGCGCGTCTACACGTCGCGCCTGTGGCCGCTCACCGAGGCAGAACTTCCGGCGGGTCGCGTCTTTGCGACCGAGGAAGAGATTGAGCTGCAGGACATCCACGGCCACGTCCAGCAGCACACGCTTTCCATCGAAGCCCGCGGATATGTCCGGGCCACGGCTGATCTCGACGACAGCATGAACGCGCTTGCTGCGGTGTGGCTGACGGCACTGTTCGCCGGAACCCCGCCCAACAACCTGCGCAGCACCGGCATCGAGCGCGAGACGACGAACGAGGGCGAAGCCTCCGTAGGTGTCGTGACCCTGCGCCTGCAAGCCCAGTTCTTTACCCAACCCTCGGCACCCGAGACCATCCTGTAGGAAGAAATCATGGCGAACATCAATCTCTGGCTGGGCGTCGCGGTGACGGTCGAGGCCATCGCGTCGCGCGGGACCGCGAAGACCATTACCGCCATCACGAAGGCCAACCCTGGCGTGGTGACGAGCACGTCGCACGGCTACACGAACGGCAACTACCTCATCCTGCCTTCCATTGCGGGGATGAAGGAACTGAACGGCCGCTTGGTGCGTGTTGCCAACGTCACCGCGAATACCTGGGAAATCGAAGGCGTCGATACCACGAGTTTCGGCACCTTCTCGTCTGGTACTTCGCTCCTCGCCACAATGACGAAGGCCGCCTCCACTTTCGTGGATGTGAACGCGAGCGGTGGTGAGGCGGCCGACGTGCCGACCGAGACGATCCACGACACGATCGCCAAGCCGATCCCGGGCCTCAAGTCGGCACTGAAGTACGACATGAGTTCCATCTGGGATCCGGCCGATGCCTGCCTGATCGAATGCAAGCTGGCCGATGACACGCTCTCTTATCGCGGCCTGCTGTTCGGTTTTTCCACTGGGGCGAAGGCCGGCTGTGTTGCCTACACGTCGGCGCCGCTGGCTCCAACGGGAAGCACTGGCGAGAAGGTCGTGACGCCCGTGGGCTTCAAGCTCCTGGGTCCGATGACGACCTGGAGCACCTGATGGCGCTCGTAGAGCAGGCCCCGGACCCATGTTTGCCGATCGAGGAAGTTACGGTCGAATCGCTCGGCGGCGAGGTCTTCGTGCGCGGTATGGATATGCCGCAGATGCTGCAGTACATCGCCGGCCGGCGCGCCGCGGCGGCGCCGAAAGCCGGCGAGTCGGAGGAAGATGCGAACGTGCGGGCCGGGACGGAAGCTGTAGCCAAGGCGCTGGCGATCACTGTCCTGAAGGCCAACAAGCAGCCGCTGTATACCGAAGAGCAGTGGCGCGCATGGGGCGCCAAGCATCTACCCGAAGCCATGAAGCTGTTCTCGGTGGCGATGCGACTGTCCGGGCAGGACGGCGAAGCAGAACGGGGAAACTGACTCGCCAGCCGGAATTGCGCGCGGTCTACCGGCTGGCCTACATACTGCGCCGCGACGTGGCGGACATCCTGCGTATGAGCGCGCAGGACTTCGCGCGCTGGGACGTATGGACGCGGGCCGAGGGAATCGGCCCCGAATACGACCGTGCGCGGTACGCCAGGCAACTGGCGGAGACCGCGAACGCACCGCGCTTTGCCAAGCGAGACAACGCGCCCTACACGGCGGCCGATTTCATGCCCGCGGACCCGTGGCGAGTGGAAAAGCCTGCGCATGAATTGACGTTCGAACAGATTCAGGCTCAAGCGTCCGCAATGTTCGGGGGGCCATGATGGCGGACAAAGAAGCAAAGATTGTCCTGACCGCACAGGACAAGACAAAGCAGGCATTCGACCAAGTCAAGAATTCGTTCTCGACGTTGGCTGCTCGAGCTGGTGCGGCCAATGCGAACTTCGCTGCACTGGGTGCGGTGCTTGGGAGCGCCTTCTCTGTTGGCGCGTTCACGGAGTTCGTCAAGAGCACCACCGAAGGGCTCGCGAAGCTGAAGGATTTGAAGGACGCGACTGGTTCGTCTATCTCGAATCTCTCAGCACTCGAAGACGTTGCGCTGCGCACCGGCAATTCGTTCGAGACTGTCTCGGACGCCCTGCTGAAGCTCAACAAGGGCCTGACTGCCGCGAAGCCGGACAGCGACCTCGCGGCCGTCTTGCGCGCGCTCGGCCTGAGCGTGAAGGAACTGAAGGCGCAAGACCCAGCCGAAGCGTTGCTCACGGTGGCGCACGCCATGGATCAGTTCGCCGACGACGGCGACAAGGCACGCGCGGCACAGATTCTCTTCGGCAAGAGCCTGGCCGAGGTGGCGCCATTCCTGAAGGACTTGGCCGAGAAGACAAAGCTCGTTGGGACGGTCACAGAGAAGGCCGTCGAGGAGGCGAAGAAGTTCAGCGACACGATGGCCGAGGCGCACAAGAACTCGATTGATCTGGCGCGCACTCTTGTTGGCCCACTGCTCGAATCGCTGAACGCGACGGTCAAGCTGTTCAAGGATGGCAAGGAGGCCGGGCAGAGTTTTTATGAAACTCTGACCAAGGAGCAATTGAAGTTGCTGGGCCGGTTGGTTCCAGACGAGATCAAGGATCGGGCGAGCCAGATCATGGCCGCCCTGAGAGACCCGCAGGCGGCGCTGAGCAGCGGGGTGGCAGGGCAAATCAATAGCCTGTTCACGCAGGGCCGGAAGCTTCAAGAGGTCCAATCCAAGATCGCGAACTTCCACCCAGCGGACAACTACGGCGATCGGGCCAAGCCATCGTTGGTGGTTGCCGATCCTGAAGCGCAGAAGGCCTTCGACGACTTCATGCGCAAGCTGAAGGAGCGCGGGGCAGCGGAACAACAGCAGATCGCGCTCGGCCGCGATCTCACGGATGCCGAGAAGTACCGGGTTCAGATCCTGGCCGAGCTCGGCGACGCACACAGCAAGCTCGACAGCAAGCAGAAGGCAGTTGCGACGGCAGAGGCTCTTCGGGTTGTTGGTTTGATCAGGTTCCGCGAGGAGCATGAGAAAGCCACGAAGGCAATGCTCGAGAACTCTGCCGCGGCCCAGCAGTCCATCGCCGCCATCCTGCGGGAGGGTGATGCTCGCAAGCAGGCAAACAAGACGCTGGCCGAGCAGATCGACGAGATTGGCGTCAGCAACGATCGGCTGGAAGAGGTGCGCATCTCTCGTCTTGAGGTGGCGAAAGCAACCGAAGAAATGGCGCTCGAACAGGCGCGCGCGGCAGAGGCCTCCGAGGCAGAAATCTCTGCGCTCCAGCGGAACATCGATCTGCTTGAGCGGCAAATCGATCTGCGGCGAATCGCCAAACAGGCGAGTGAGCGCGAGGCGAATGACCCGCAACGCGGCGCGGAGCGCGCGCTCGAGGACTACGTTGAAACCGCCAAGAAGGCCGGCGATGCGACCGAGGCTCTGACGAAGAAGACCGCGCAGGGGCTGGAGGATGGGCTGACGGCCGCTCTGACCGGCGGGAAGTTCGAGGTCAAGAACTTCGTCAACGAGATCCTGGCCGAGATCGTACGCCTGCAGATCGTGAGGCCGATGTTGGCGTCAATCTTCGCCGGTGGACAAAGCGGCGGCGGAGTTGATTGGGCGAGCATCATCGGCGGCGTTGTCAGCGGAGCTGCCGGCAAGGCTGTCGGCGGTCCCGTGTCGGGAGGCACTACGTATCTTGTCGGTGAGCGTGGGCCTGAGTTGTTTGTGCCGAGCACTGCGGGGAAGATCGTTCCAAACAATGCGCTGGGCGGCGGAAGCCCAACCATCGTCCAAACCAACTACATCGATAGCAGCACCGACCAAGCGAATCTCGCGCAGATCGCCGCGACCGCTGCGACGCAGGCTGTTCGCCAATATGACGCCGCTCGACGTGCGCAAGGGGCGCCCGTATGAGCGTCATCACGATGTCGGATACGGTCGCCTCACTGGTTGTGGACTGGCAGCCTGGGCAACTGCGCTACGACACCATAGAGCGCAGTGATTCGACCGGCGACGAATCTGCGCGCCTCCTTGCACCGCCGCGTTGGGCCCATAGCGTGACATGGGGTGAGCACCGGACGCTTGCCGAGGCTGGCGCGATCGAAGCGTTCCTGATGCAACTGCGCGGCGGCGTGAACATTGCCGCGATCTATGACCCGATCCGCACCCAGCCCAACGGCGGCATCACCGGAACGCTGAAGCTCGTTGGAGACGTCGCGGCCGGCGGGACGTCGATGATCGTCTCCGGCCCAGACCTGAATGTCTTGGGCTTCGACGTGGGCGATCTGTTCACCATCGGAACCGGAGCCGGCACGAGCCACCACGCCAAGGTGATGGCGGACTCCGACCCTGCAGGTTCGGGCGGCACGTTCACTTGGACGTCCTTCACCTGGACGTCCTTCACTTGGCTGGATGCGAACTACCTGACGGTGACGTTCGAGCCGCCTACGAGGCAGTCGTTCATCCATGGGACGGCAGTGACGATCATCAAACCTCTCGCCTACTACCGCATGCAGGGCGCCCCGAAGTGGCGCTATAGCACGATGGCCGTCCGCCGCTCGGGCGGGGCTGCGGCCGACTTCGTCGAGACCTTCAATCCCTGATGCCATGAGCGAAACCACACTCACCAGCCCATCAACCATCGCTGCATTGCAGTCGATGATTCACGAGCTTTACGCTCTGCGTGAGCTTGTGACCAACGCGGCCTTCAGCGGCAACGTTGCCTATGCCGGCTCCAACCCATTGCTCGACCTCAGCAAGGTCGTTGGCACGGCCAACGGGATTGGCTATGTGACTGGCAGCGGTGGAACAGTGACCCAGGCCACGAGCAAGGGCACCGCCGTTACGCTGAACAAGGCAAGCGGGAATATCACGCTAAACGCAGCGTCCCTTGCGTCTGGCGCGACGGCGAGATTCCAATTCAGCAACTCAGTGATTGGTGCTGCCGACATCATCCTGCTTCAGCTCACCGGCCTAGTTGCCGCGACCTCTTCATACAACATCTGGATCGACGGTGTCGGGTCTGGCGTTTGCTTCGTCTGCGTCAAGAACATCTCTGGCGGTGCACTGGCAGAGTCGATTGTCTTGGGGTTCGCGGTGATCAAGGTTGCCACCGCATGAGCGTGAGCCTGGACGCCACAGCGACTACTGCCGCAACATCCTCGGCGCGCGGCATCCAGTTCCTGATCGACCTGGAGTTCGCTTCGGGAACGCTGTACTTCACGACCAACGCCGGGGACGTCACAGCCAACGGTCACACGTACCTCGGCAAGGGCGACATGATCGACGTCGCTGCCGTGGGTGAGAGTGAGAACACGGCCGACGAGAAGATCAACCTCAGCCTGACCATCGTCAACAGCGCGATTCTCGCTGTGACGCTGGTCGATGCTTCCACCTACCGGGGCAAGGTGGTTCGCATCTACGCACAGTTTTTCGACGCGACGTTCCAGCCGGCCGGGGCGCCGATCTACCTATGGCGCGGGTACATGGACACGGTCAGCACCGAGCGCCAGACGCCCAAAGACGGCCCCGCCTCTGGAAAGATCATCCTTCCCTGCCGAAAGGCCGGAATGGCTAGATCGCGTCGATCACAGGGCCTGCGTCTGTCGGACTCCCAGCAGCAACAGGAGTACGCGGGCGACAAGTTCTACGAATACCTGTCGAGGCTGATCGATCAGCCAACGCAGATCGTGACCAAGGCGTTGCAGCAGTCGCTGCTCGGGTGATGGACAAGCTTGCCGAATACCTCTCGACCATCGCTCGGTTTGACTGGGCGAAGTTCAATTGCTGCCACTACGCGGCCGGCTGGCTCGTTGCGAACGGCGAGCCTGATCCGATGCGGGGGTTGCCGGCGACTCCGACGCTGCGATCGGCGCGCCGGCTTGCGAAGGAACTGGGGGGGATCGTTCGCGCAGTCTCTGATCTGTTGGGGAGAGAAGCCATCGCCGCAACATTGGCTCAGGTCGGGGACATCGTGCACTTCGAGCTCGAGCGCGGCTTCACGCTAGGTATCTGCAACGGCATGCAGTCGATCTGCATCGACCATCAAGGCGGAACGTCGTTCATCCCGACCACGCAAGGATCGTGCGCATGGAGGCTCAAGCCGTGATCCTCCTGCGCTTGGCCGTGGTCATTCTGGGGTTGACTCCGGCCGTCGCCATGGCCGACGCCACGACCATAGCGGCGCTGATTGCCTATGTTGGTGGCAGCAGCTACGTGGTGGCGGCTGTCGCCATCATTGGCGCGATCTACCAGTCTTCTCAAGCTCGACGGAAAGCACGAGCTGAACAGGCAAGGCTGAAGTCCGAGGCGATCTCAAACATGGTCGACAAGACCCAGACGGTCTACTCGGCCTCTCCTGCTCACCAGTACGCATATGGCAGTGCAACGCTTGCCGGGACGTTGGTCGCGATCTTCCACAGCGACAGTACGGGGATACGCGAAGACTCGACGACGTTCACTCGGCCTGATGGACTCATCCACTACGTCATTGAATGGACGCACCGACAGGCAAGCGCCATTCGGGAGGTGTTCATCGACGGGGTAGCAGTTGGCCCGACCGATGGCAGCGGCTATGTGACCTCGGGAGACTTTTTTTCGACGCGCAGCGAGACCCGGTCGGTCATCGTTCCGGGGAGCAGCTTTGCGGACGTTCCAGACCCGGTCGTCACCGTCCTGTCCTGCTTCTACTACAACAGCATCGACGGCACCAACAACGATGTCACGCCGACCCTATCGATCGGCAACACGCGGATCACGAATCCGAACATCAACGCGGTGCATGTCGACTACACGGTTCAAGCGAACCGAGCCGCGGTGCGGGTCAATCATCACCTCGGAGACCCAGGCCAGACTGTTGACACCTACCTCAGCAGCGTGCGCCCGGTCGAGTGGGATTCGACGCACAGAGGCCGAGGAAGATGCTATTCGGTCTTCACGCTCAACCAGGAGGACCAGAGATTCCAGGGCGGGAACATTCCCTTGTTCCAGGCTGATGGCGATTGGGCGCTTGTGCTCGACCCGCGCACGGGGACAACGGCGTGGAGCGACAACCCGGCCCTTTGCATCCGCGATTGGCTGATCTCGCAGGTTGGCTATAGCTGTGTTTCGGATGACATCGACGACACGTACACCATTGCGAGCGCGAACGCCTGTGACGCCGTGGTCACGATCGACGACGGTTCTGGCCCCTACTTGGCGAAGAAATACACATGCAACGGCGCCTTCACATCCGACATGGGGAAAGAGGCGGTGCTGTCCGACCTCGAGGAGTCGATGTGCGGCCACGCATCGTACGGTGCCCAATGGATGGTCCAGGCTGGCTACTGGACGACGCCGGTTCAACTCCCGGGGGGAGGGGGTCTCGACGATGATGACCTCGACGGGCAGATCAGCATCGTCCAAGCCGACACGCCGAGCGCCGAGCTGTTCAACAGCATCCGTGGCAACTACTACCCGAAGACCATCGCGGTCGGAACCGGGACGGGGTATCTGCTCAACGGCTCCCACGCGGCCAATGCGACGAGTATCGCGATCAACACGGGCTCAGGAACAGTGCTGGCCGGCAACGGCCTTCGGATCGCTGAAGACGACAACACCTACATCGTCACGGCTGGTGTGTCTGCGCCAGGTACAGTGACGATCCAGAGTCCGGGTCTCAGCAAGGCAGCGAGCGCAGGCGCTGGCGTGACGATCATCTCGGCCCCGAAAACTGCTCAGATCGACATCCGACCGCCGTACCAGAACAGCACCTTCGTTGCGTCGGACGGCGGTGAAGAATGGGGCGACGAGCTCTCGCTGCCGTTCACGAACACCGGGGGAAGGGCGCGCAACATCGCGCGGATCAAGACCGAGCAGAACCGTTCCGGCCTGATCATCAACTTCCCGGCCAAACTGAGAGCAATCACCCTGAGAGTTGGCGAGCGCATCGAGGTGACGAACGCGGAGCACGGCTTCTCGCGCAAGGTCTTCCGCCTCACCGATCGACGCTTCGGCCTTCAGTCTGCGGTGATGCTGACACTGCAGGAAGACGACCCGAGCATCTACGACGAGGCCGATGCAGCGACCGCAGACCCGACACCGAATACCAGACTGCCGAACCCTTACTCTGTGCAAGCGATTCAAGGGCTGGCCGCGACGAGCGACGACACGACTGCCCTGAAGTCAAACCTCGGCATCATCGCACCGCGAGTGTCGGTAACCTGGACGGCGGTCACCGACCGATACGTGATCGAGAAGGGCCGAATCCGCATCCGTTGGCGCTACGGGGCACAGCCTTGGGTGACGCAGGAAGAGTCTGGCGATGCGACGGGAACCTACATCGTCGGGCCGCAACACGATGACCGATTGGTGATCGAGGTGACGGTGATCAATGGGCTGGGCAAGGAAGGGCCTCCGACGCAAATTGCACATACTGTCGATGGGCCAACCCTCATTGGGACGGACCAAGCAGAGAGCCAGGCTTGGACAGAGCCTCTTTCTGACAACTCGGCTTCGGGGTCCGTAAGCGATGCTGGCGCGTCCGGTCACGAAACCAAAGCCACCGTAGCGACCAAGTCATGGACGAATAACACTGGGGCCACGGTAACGGTGCAGTTCGAGGGCCGGGTCACGGTCGCGAGCACCGGAACAGGATTCGCCTACCCAACAATGACCACGGCGGGCTCGCCAAGTGGGGTCGGGCAAATCGCCGTTGATGGAAGCACGTTCCCCGGGCAGAGCCGGACTTATAGCTGGATGACGCAATACGACATCCCCGATGGGGATACGGCGATATCAAAGCTCGAACTCACGGCGCAGAGTGGCGGCGGCGCTGGACAGTCTGCGGGATGGTCTTGGGCATGGGTGAGAGTCACCGCAATCAAGCGATGACACCCGCTCAGTCTTTGGTCAGGTGCAGATTCAAGTTGTTCATGATGCCGAGAGGGCCACTTGTCACAAGCGCAACGCTTACCTGCGTTGGGGCCGAGTCGACCCTGAACTTCAACGTTTGATCGATGGCGACGCTCTGCCCCGGCCCCAAGATGTAGTCGAGATATTGGGGGCCTTCGACGTACGCGCCTGGGCCGGCATATTGCACGGCGACGCGAATGACGGAGGCGGTTGCCTCTGAATTGCTGAACGTCCCGGACACCGTTGCGGTATAGGCGCCGCTGGTTTCAAGCGGCTGCGTGATTGGTTGGACCGGAGTTCCCCACACTCGGACGTTGGCGACGGTCGTGTCATTGGTTTGGCTATCGCCTCCGCCTCCGCAGCCGACAAGAGTAGCAAACGCGAGCACAACGAGGGTGCGCATAATCAAGGTAGCCATTGTCGATCTCCAGTCAGGTCGATGAGGGTCAGAGGCCCGCCAGTGTTAGCCGCACTGCGCGGGCCTCGCTACTTTCGGCGATCTGATGTCGGATAGCAATCCCTCATAAGTGGTGAAGTGCCAACTTCCCCCCTGAACTTGGCACTCGTTTAGGCGAATTCTCTGCCCTGGAAGTCGCGCTCGGCCTCGGCACCGCTGGGCTGACCGCTGAAAGGATCTCCATGACAGTAGAACCCGCATCCGCCGCAGCCAGTGCGGTGGGCGCCGTTGCAGCAGGGGCCGGCGCGGTCGTGCTGTCTACGCTCGGCCTTGAGCCGGCGCCGCTCTTCTGGGCACTGGTCGGAGCAAGTGTCGGCATGTCATTCGCTGCGGCGACGAGTCGACGGCGCGCGGTCATCGTCTTCGCGGCCGTCGTGCTGGTCTGCAGCCTGTTCGGCGCATGGATCGCGCAGCGCTACTTCGCCGGGGAGCCGCTGTCCCGCAACACATTCGCGTGCGCGTTGGCGATCTTCTTCCACCCGCTGCTCGCCGCCGCGATCACGCGATTGCCCGAGGCGCTCGACGGCTTGATGAGGCGGTTCGGCATCGGCAAGGAAGGGGGACAACCATGAGCTTGCTCGCATGCGTTCCCGCACTCTACATCCTGGTCGTCGTCTTTGATCGCTTGCGACTGGTGAACTGGCGGACGGCAAGACCTGTGACGGTCGCCGCGCTGCTCGCGCAATCAGGCATCGGGTTCTGGGCTCTCTACGATGCCGTCGCAACGGCTGTCACATGGTGGCAATGGGTGCTGTTGATTGGCGCATCGGCTTGGCTGCAACTCACTCGAGGCGAATGGCGCTATGGCGTGCCGCAGCACGTACAGACCGGCAGCGGAGAACTCGGGCCTCCGGAGCTGAAATCGTGAATGACGCCGGGATTGATCTGCTCAAGGACTTCGAGGGGTTCCGGGAGCGGGCCTATCTCGATGTCGTCGGGGTTCCGACGATTGGCTATGGCTTCACCAAGGGCGTGCAGCTTGGCGATCATATGACGCAGGCCGAAGGACAGGAGCGCCTGAAGACTGAGATTGCCGAGTTCGAGGGCGGCGTCATCACAGCCTGCACTCGCCTCCCGAGCCCGAACCAACTCGCCGCGCTCGTCTGCCTCGCCTACAACATCGGCATCAACGCTTTCAGGAAGTCCACGGTCCTGCGCCTGCACAACGCGGGCGACTTCACCGGGGCGGCCGATGCCTTCCGCATGTGGTGCAAGGCCGGTCCAAGGGTCGTCACGGGCCTGGTGAACCGGCGCGAGGCCGAGCGCGCGCTGTACCTCACGCCGGACACAGAACGCAGGGCGAAGCCATGAGAACCCCAGAAGACGGCGACAAGGCCAGCACCGGCCTCGGGCACAAGGTGCCGCCCAAGATCCCGGAAGACGATGACGAACTGCGCTGGAAGCCGATCGAAGGACACCGCGGCTACCAGCGTCACGAAATCACTGGCGAAGTGCGCGAGACGCCGCCGCCACCGCAGCCTCCCATGTCGATCTATGAGTTCTTCGGGATGAAGCGTCCCGGGGTCTGATCGTAGCTTTGAAGGACTTATCCATGAACCGCCTGTTGATTCTGTCGACCATCCTCGCCGCCGGCTGCGCATCGCTGCCCGAAGGCATCACAGCAAGCCCGGAAGAGCTGGAGGCTTGCAAGCAAGAAACCTGCTCCGTTTGGACGATGGAAGAACTCGAACGCCTGTTCAAGGCCGGCATCCTCCGCGGGCTCATGGCGGCGCGCGAAAAGGGGGCGTGATTCCATGTTCTTCGCCCCGTCACTCACAACCTTCGTCGGCTCTGTCGCCTTGAGTGGCCTGCTGTTCGGTGTGGGCGGCTTCCTCAAGGGATGCGACTACGAGAAGGACAAGGCTACTGCCGCACTCCTGAAAGCAACTCAGGAGGCTCGAGAGACCGAAACAAACTGGGGCATCGCCGTCCAGGCACAGGAGGAACTCCATGCAGAGGAAATCGCTCGCATCAATGCTGCTCGCCTCGCTGCTGAGCGCGAGCTGCGCAACCGCGCCGCCCGTCTGCCCGAGGCTTCCCGCGCCGCCTGCCAAGGTGCCACTGGGGCCGAGCTTTCTGGACGAGATGCGAGTGATCTTGTCAGCCTCGCAACCCGAGCCGACGAGCTACGTGCTGCCCTCTGGCGCTGCCAAGCTTGGGCAGAAACCGTGACTTCGCCCCCCGGGCTAAAGCCATGAGCGTCATCCTCTGCGAAGGCGCCTGCCGGCAGCATCGCGCTATTGCCAGCCATGATCAACGGGCTCATCGCTCTCCTTCGGCGGCTTCCGCAGAAACGCGCCGACGACAACGATCAGCGACAGAGAGGCAACGCCGAAAAACGCGCCGAGGCTGAACACCTCTTCGTCGTGGGTGCAGCCGGCCAGCAGGGTGACCAAGGCAATCGTCAACGCGAGACGCATCTCAGGGCGCTCCGGGGTGTTCGTGTGGGCTGGACTCTATGCTAGTCGGAGGGCGGCTGTCGCCCCGCAGGTTCGGGGGGCGCGTCACGATCCCCGCAGCCATGCCCGGTCACGGGCAAACACCGCCGCAGCGCCAGCCGGGGTTAGGGCCTGTTCTCGGTATTGGGCGCCCCACTCGGCTGCGGCAATCTCAGCCGCTTCGCGGGGCTCGCCGAGCTTCATCAGTTCGGCGACGAATTCAGCGTCCCATGCGTCTTGGTTCGGTGTGGGTCCGCTCGCCCTCTTGAAACCCGCATAGAGTCTGGCCCGGGTGTTCCGACCAGTCATGATCGGTTCCCCAGCGACGTGTTGTGCGTCGGCATGAACGCCAATATGTAACGCGCCTCAAGCGCATCCAATTCAGCAGGCGAGCAAAGAATGTAGTTGTAGGCGTCGAATTCGCGCCCCTCTCGGCGCTGCCGGGCGATTCGGCCAAGCACATCGATCGACTGCCCGACATAGACAATTTCCCCGGCATTCACCAAGAAATAGATCCCGGAAGCCATTGGCGCCGGCAGTGCGCCTCGCGCAACTTCTCGCTGGCTGTATTCGACTTGCGCCATAGCATCGAGCACTCGCCGCGGGAATTGCGAAATGAGAACTGAACTTGCAGCCGCGCGTTGCGTTGTCAGCCGCTCCACAAGCTTCGGCTCGAAGCCAGCCGCCCACGTCTCGGCTTGATCCTTTGTGTCGAAAACCCGAGATTTCCGAACGCCCAGCCGCTCGACTTCGGCCCGCCATTTGCCACGCTGTTCCCTGATGTGTGCCATGCCTCATTCCGCTGTGGTTACGCATGTCGCCCGCAAAGCGAGCACCAGAGCGGGACAGGGATTCCGACCCGAGGCACCAGAACTAATCCGCTCAAAACTAACCGAACCCTGTTTTGTCCTGCTAGAGCGATTAGAAAAAGGCTCCTGTAGCCATCCCAATCCTGCTGTATCCTGTCATGCCATTAC